TGTGAAAGAAGATGGTTGACACGTATGGAGCGCATGAATGCCGTGTGTATTTCGTTCAGGAAACAGTCTATGGCGAGACGCCAGCGAATCCTTCAATGGTTGGCATAAACACTGAAGGCGTAGAGCCTGGATTAGACCCGGGCTTAATAAAAATTCGAGGCGTAGGCTCAAGAGATCTACAGAGCATAAGCAAGGGTTTGCGGAAGGTGCATTTGAAGATTCCTTCGGTTTTGACAAGCGAGTCGCCAATAGCGTTTATCCAGCATGCTCAGACGCTTAACTCGCTAAGCATTGAAGTGCTTTATTACAAAGGCTTGTTTTCATCTCCGACAGACGTGATTAGCTTTCTCTACAAAGGCTGCAGAATCAACAAACTGGAAGTTGAATGCAGCGTTGAGGATGTTATGCGGGCTTCTGTGGAATGCATTGGGCAAAACGTTGCGGTTGGCACAAACAAGATAGGGTTTTCCTACGGCGATTATGGTGGTGCTGTCCCCTACAGCGAGAGTTATATTAAGAGGGGAGCTGGAGACGGTTCAGGTCTAACCGATCTGGAAAGGGTCACAGACTGGAAATTCACCATCGAAAATAACCTTAAGCCTGTAACCGTCATCAAAACCACAAACGCCCACTTAATCAAGTATCTGCTAGCCCGCCACCGCAACCTTTCAGGCGAATTAACCTTTGAATTTGAAAGCAAACAGGAGTTTGAAGACGTCATTAACGATGCAGAGTTCAGCCTAAAATTCGGGCTTGGCGCAACATACAGTGCCCTATTCAAGTATTGCAAGTGGGAAGATGTTAGCACGCCAACAAAAATTGAGGACCTTGTGAGTTTAAAGGCGAAGTTTGTTGCCAGAGATGTTTGGATAAGCTGAGGCGGTTAAAATGGCTGAGGTCAGCGTTTTGGAGTATTTTGGTCGTGAAGCTGAGTTACGCAAAAAGTGGATGCGCATGTGGGAAAACCTTGGAAAGCGTATTTTAAAGATGCCAAAGTGGATGCAAGAAATAGTTCTTGAAGACATTAACACTGCAATCAAAAACCGAATAACGATTATGGAGATGATTCAAAATGCGAAAAGAAACCGTTGAAATCGGAGACGAATACGGCCCAGAATATAAGGGCAAATACGTTTTCCAAGAGATCACTTGGGCTAAAAGAAGCCGTATAATTCAGAAGCACACGAAATATAGCCAAGTAACTGGGCAAGTTGTAAGCAGCGACTATGTGGCTATTCAAGCGGAAACTATAATGGCAAGCCTGAAAGAGCAGCCAGAAAACAAGCCCATAACCATTGAGAAACTGTTAAGCGAAGACCCTGAGAAAGGCGTTCCAATAGCCCTTGGCGAATTATTCAGTCAAATTGCAAACAGGCTCAACAGCTTAACCCGTGAAGAGAGTGCTTTTTTATCAGAGCCATCAGACACCAAAAGCCACATGCAGCAATCACGGAATACCGCTTATGCAAAGAGTTCGGGTGGACACCACAGCAGCTCAGAAAACAGCCAGCCAAAACAATCCAGCAATTCCTCATAATCCTGAACGAGGTGGACAAGCAGACGCAAGAGGAGATGGAAAAGGCTAAGCGGGAGGCGAGGCTAAAATAATGGCTTGGGAAGTTAAATGCGATGTTAAAGGCGTAAAAGAGTTTCAGGCTGCTATGCACCAGTTTGACAGTGGCGTTCAGCGGCATGTTCACCGGCTTTTGGCAAGCTGGGCTGCAGACGTGAAAGCCTTAGCCCGACAGCTTGTCCCCGTGAGAACGGGACACTTGAGACAAAGCATCTACGCGGAAGTGCATGAATGGATTGTTCGAATAGGCGCTGAAGCAACCTACGCCCTCTTTGTGGAGTTTGGCACTCGTTACATGCAGGCTCGCCCATACCTTTACCCAGCAATCCAAGCCTATCTTCCCGAGCTTGAGCAAATTATCCGAGATGCTATTGAAACAGCTAAAGTGGAGGCAGGTTTCCGATGAGTTTCAACGATTTAGCCATAACCATTACAGCATATAACGAAGCAAGTGGCGAATTTCATAGAATAGCTTCTGATGCTGCAGTTATGGGAGAAGGCGTAAAGGCTTCAGCCTCAGGCTTTACAGAGCTTAAAACTCAAGCTGAAGCTACAACCGTAAGTCTGCGTACTGTTGCTTCAGCCTTTGGAAGTGTAGCCCACATGGGAACAGCCATAATCAGCATCGCTGGAGACATGGGCATAGTGGACAAGGAAACTGCTAAATGGGCGAGAACGTTGATGGCTGTTTTTACCCTCGTAAGTGCTTACATCCGTTTGAAACATTATATGACGGTTGTTACAACGGGGCATATCGCAGCCGTAGCCGTCGACACAACAGCTCAAACCGCTAACGCTTCAAGCAGCTTGGCGGTAGCGATAGCCCACAAGATTAAGGCTGCAGCCACTTGGCTGGCTGTTTCAGCGCAGAACGCCCTTAACATAAGCCACGCCACCTTTCTCGCTTTAACTGGTGTGGGCATAGGCGTTATTATTGCTGCTGCAGCAGCTATGGCTTATTTTGCCAGTCAGATGAACGCTGCAACGGATTCTGTTAAGGAGTATAACGCAGCGGTTTCTGAGACGCCAACACGTATTCGGTCGATAACTCGGGCTGGTGAAGAGGCTGCAATGTATAGGAGAGGTGTGGAGCCGTGAGTGTTGAAATTCCAAAAATGACTATAGCCTTCGGACAATACGGCATCCCACAAGGCGATGTTATTGAGTGCCATGTTCATTTAGGCTGCACAAAAGAGGTTAGCAGCTTCGAGCTTCTTTTGCAAAACTGGGATGGAAAGTATAGCCCCGGCGGTTCTATCCCACTTGCCGTTGGCATGGATGGACACATAGATATCGGAACAGGATCTAATGTTCCGCAGATTATAACTTGCAGAATTGAAAGCATAAAACGTGAATCAACGGCAACTGAGCATTACGTTCGTGTTGGCGGGCGGTGCTGGGGTGAGAAGCTTTTCCGTAGAACGGTTACCAAAACTTACGAAAACAAAAAGGGTGAAGAGATAGTCAAGGATTTGCTTGATTATTATGCTGGTTTAAGCCATGTTCGTGATACAACAGAGCTTGTTGAAGCTACCGACACAACTTACACAAAGTTAGAATATGACAACACGCCAGTCTGGGACATCATTAAGTATATTGCAGAATCCGCAGACAAAAACGGCGTTATAGGCTTTGACTTTCGAGTATCCCCAGACGGCAAGTTTGAGTTTTTCCCAAAAAACAGCAAAACCTCACCTGTAAGCCTCAGCGAAAAAATTGAGGAAAGCGAATACGCAAAGAAGATTGAGCGCATAAGGAACAGAATCACGGTTTATGGCGTTGCTGAAAAGCCTTTCCCATTAGATAAGGATGGGCAACCGTACAGCGACACGCTAACAGAGGATTTGACGAAAAGTGAAGGCACAGGGTGGGGCGGGTCAGATGAGTTAATTCATCCAGTTTATGGCAAATGGACCGTTTACACGGGCAGCACAAACCTAGATTTGGACACGAGCGTTAAGTATGCTGGAGCCAAAAGCGTCAAAGTCATTGAATCTGCTTACATGTATTACACGGACATTGCCTTTCAGTTTAATGCCGGGAAAGAAATTAATGCGGATGAGTTTCCACAAGTGATTTTCGTAATTTACATCGACGATAAACACGAGCAAACTGGCTATTTCCGAGCATGGGACATTAACGGTAAATCAGCCAGCAAACGCTTAAGCTTCACGAAACAAAACGAATGGGAGAAAATTATTCTTCCTTGGGGTTCACAGTCTGCTGAACGTTGGGATTGGATAGACTCTGGTTTTGACTGGACAAAGATTAAGGCTGTTGACATAGCTGTTGACCAGAAATACTTTAGCAGTGGCGTCTGGCGCATAGACATGTTCCATTTTGGTTATGGAAGATGGAAAAGCATAGTGGAAGACACAAACAGTCAAAACGCTTATGGCTTAAGAGAGCTTGTGGAAGTGGATGAGGAGCTTTGCAGCGACAATAGCTGCGAAAGAAGAGCAAAAGCCCTACTAAACCATTTGAAAGACCCAGCAGAATATCTAACGCTTAAAACAACAGTACTGGATTATGGAAGCACTCCACTTTTGCCAGGAGACAAAATTCACGTTACATTGCCAAACGAAAACGTTGACTCTGACTTTCGCATCGAAACAGTAGAATATCGTGTTGACGCTCGAACCCAAACGCTTGAAATAAGCCTTGAACTTGGCAAGGCTCCGCCTCTGCTTGCTGATTATCTCTATGGCTTAAGGTCAACAACAGTTACGGTTGAAAAACTTGCCAGAACAAAGCTTGGAAGATTCAAAATCCCAACAATAGCTGGGGCAGGCGTAGGCATGCATCATGTTGGACATGAAGCAGGAGACGAGAATGGCAGTCAGTGGCCAAGCTTAAGTGTTGGCGGATGGGACAGAATAAGCGGTTGGATTTCGCCAAAACACATTGGTCCTTTCAGTGACACAGCCGACATAATTCGTTTCCGCACAAAGAATAAGGCTGGCTCCGCTGTTCTGGACCATCAATTTATTCCAAGCAACAATGAGCATGGAGTTTTCGGGCGGGAAACAGAGCATTGGAAGGAGCTGCACAGCAAATTCCTCGTGCTTTATCATGGTTTAGAAGCTCCTTACGGAGACCTGCGCATAAAAGTGCAAGGTGAAGCCAATCCAAAGGCAAGGCTGACAGAGGAGTTGCTTGAGTTTGGACCAGGCGGTGCTTTTGCTCCAGATGTTTACCTCAAACGTATTGGAGACAACAAGTTTCAGCTTAAAGCTCAGTATTTGGAGCCTGAAACAGACAATATTCTCGAGTTAGGCTCACTCATAGGACCGAAAAGAATTGCCAAGATTTATGCAAGCAGCTTCCTTCTACCAGCAGACGGTTTCCTACACATTCTTGTTTATGGCGAAGATAATCCAAGGGCAAGGCTGACGCAAGATAGTTTGGCTTTCGGGTCAGGCGGAGCCTCAGCTCCTGACACTTGGCTTAAACGCTTAGGGGCAAACCAGTTTGAAAGTTCAGGCGATATAATTCCCGATTATGATAATGCGAGAACTCTCGGATTAGGCGGAGATTTACCAAAACGTTGGAAAGAAATCCATACTGTTGACTTGCATGTTTCTAATATGCTGTTTAATTCTCATGTGATTCCAGAGGTAGATAACGCCTTTGACTTCGGAGAAAATGCCACACCTAAACGTTGGCGAGACCTTTTCCTTGCTGGAAAGCTTATGGTTGGCGGTTATATCGTTATTACAGCAGACCGTGTCTTACAGAACGTAACCGCAGACGCAGCCATAATCACAAGCGGGCAATTCCCGTTAGCAAGGCTGCCCAGAGGCACAAGCGGTTACGTGCTTGAGGCTCAAGGCTCAGCTTATGACCCAATGTATGTTAACCCAAACGGGCGTTATCAGCCAGCAGGTCACAACCATGCTGCAGGCGACATAACAAGCGGAGTTTTGGATGAAGCTCGTATACCAACAGTTTTCGCAAACGCAAGAACCTTCAACGGCGGAATAACCATGGGCGCAGCATTGAATATGAACAGCCAAGCCATACAAAACTTGGCAAGCCTTAACCAAGCTATGCCACCAGCAGCAGACCAAGGAGCAGTAGGCACAACATCGCAATACTGGAACTGCATAGCCGGAAACTCTGTGTGGTATAAGGCTCTCGGACAGTTTGACATGCTTGACGATTTAGCTTTGATAAAGAAAATAAGAAGCAACGGAAAAGTGGACAAACGAGGCATAGCTCTTGCTGATCCTGAAAGCCTTCCGCCAGAAGTAACTGAAAACGGTTTGATAAACGCTGGACACTTAATGGGACTGCTCATCGGTGCGGTAAAGCAGCTTGTTGCAAAAGTTGAATCACTCGAAAAAGAATTGCAAAAGGCTAAAAGGGGAGTGGCTGCATGAGCGGAAAAGAGAGGCTTAGAAAACTGAGGGACAAACTTCAGAAACGCAAGGCAACAGGCATAACAAGATGAGAAAACGAGAATTTTTCCGCATACGCCAATACGCCCGAAAATATGACCGTGAGACAGGCAAATTCATAATCAACATAAGCTATGAAACAGCAACTCCAGAGCCAACCGAAAGAGTTGTAGGCGTCGCTGAGGGCTTCGGGCTTGGGCTTGACCAGTGGGAAAAGTTCATAATTTACGACAATGTAGAGCTGAAGATAAGCCCAAAAGACATTGTTTACATCACGGGCGATAGTGGAAGCGGGAAAAGCGTTTTGCTTAAGGCTTTGGAGAAGGACATCCGCAGAGACATGCAATTAAGCACAATCAACATTGCGGATATTCAGCCACCGCTTGGTAAACCCTTAATCGAAACTGTTGGCGCAAGCCTGGAGGAAGGCTTAGAACTGTTAAGCAGAGTTGGGCTTAATGATGCTTTCCTTTTCTTACGCACATACGAGCAACTGAGCGACGGCCAGAAATACCGATATAAAATCGCCAAAATGATTGAAAGCCAAGCTCAGTTTTGGATAATGGACGAGTTTGCAGCTACACTTGACCGAGACACAGCAAAAATCGTAGCCTACAACCTTCAAAAACTTGCAAGACAACAGGGCAAAACTGTTTTGGCAGCAACAACTCACACAGATCTCTTTGAAGATTTGCATCCTTCAGTTCACATTCATAAGCGGTTCGGCAAAGAAATAACCGTAAGCTATTACCCAAACAAGCCAGCCAAAGAATGCAGTCTCATCCGAGAAATGTGCATAGAAGAAGGCACAACCGAAGATTGGCGTAAACTCGCAGCATTCCATTATCGAAGCCACAAAATAGCTGGACCGCGAAAAATCTTCTGCTTAAAACGAGGCGAGGAACTATGCGGAGTAATCGTTTATGCCCATCCGCCACCAACATGCTTCGGAAGAAGACTTGTCCTGCCAAAAATGAGTATGAACGAGCTTAACGAAAAATTAAGCATAATAAGCCGTGTCGTTGTGCATCCAAAATACCGAACAATAGGTTTAGGGTCTAAACTCG